CATGTGATCGATTGCTCACAAACGAGTCTTCTTGGGGTCCTTCGGGACCCCTTTTTTGTTAAATAGTAATTATACTATGGTGACCCATGCCGAGAGGAATCATGCTGAAACCAGAAATTCAGGCTAGGATCTACAAGTTGAAGACTGCTCTGTTTGAAGGAGAACATAAAGATAAAGGTGCTGAATGGCACGACGGTGCCCATGCCGCCTACAATGCAGTCCTAGATATTTTGAACGAGTACCGCCAATGAAAAAGGATCTAGATTTCATTGATGAAATGCTTCCCGAGTTGCAAGCAGCAACCTTACGGATGAAGACAGACATCCTCATGCAAGAACCATGCCCAGTGTACGAGGGGGATGATACTGATTGGGCAGACTTCTGGTACGGGGAAGACATAGCATGAAATGGAACTGGGGTAATGATGTAGAGATCCCAGAAAGGATCACAGAAGAACGTGTGCAGGAGATGATTGATGATGCCATACGAAAGCACAATCGTAATGCTTCGATTATCAGTATGTGTGTTGGTTGGGTTGTTCTTGCACTTTTTGCTGAGGGTCTCCTTCGACTCATCGGAGTGATCCCGCCTGTTGTGCCATGGATCAATCCACACTTATAGAATGGATTGGAGTTGCTCTCCTCTTCTTGTTTGGTGTCACTATGATCTATCATGGTCATATGATAACCCACAGCAAGAGGGGGTATCGTAACTGCCAAAAAGAGAAAGAGGATGCCATAAATACCAGGAGAAGAATTGAAGAACTCCTGAGGAACAAGTAATGGCACTGTATGGCGTTGAGAACAACCAGGACCTGGTGGGTCTGTGGAGTAAGCAATTAGAGAATAGGAACTTCCTGTCACCTATTGGGTTCAAGATGCTGTTAGAACAGTTCCCCAAGGTGCCTTACTTCTCACAGTCTGCCAACATCCCTGGCATAGGACTGAACACAATCGAGCAACCTACTATGCTAGGTCGCCCTGTACCTTGGGACGCTCATGGTTTGAACTACGAACCGTTCACACTGACGTTCCTGGTAGATGAAGATTTAGAAAACTATCTTATCATCCACAACTGGATGCGTGGTATCAGTGGTGGTAACCACACATGGGAACGTGGAGACTATGAAGACAAGTATACACCACGCTGTGACGGTTCTCTTGCTGTCATGAACTCCAACATGCAGACTAACTTCTTTGTTAACTTCAAAGACTTGTTCCCTGTGTCGTTGAATGCTCTGGAATTTAATGCTACTATTGATGGTACAGAGTATGCCACGGCATCAGTCGAATTCAGGTATACTGCGTATGACATTGTAGACATTGAAGGTCAACGGAGGACCACACTTGAATGACATTAGATGAAATTCGTGACATGTGGAGAGAGGACTGCGTTGTAGACCAGAACGATCTCGACACTGAAAACTTTAAGGTTACTGTTATCCATGAGAAGTACCTAAACATCTGGTCTCAGTTCAAACTGATGCTATCAGATGCTGAGACTAAGGCAAAGATGCTTTACAAACAGAAGTTTGAATACTACTCAGGCAAGGCACCTGCCAAAGTGTACGCTGAGAAACCATTCAACCATAAGGTACTCAAAACTGACATCACCACATACATCTGGGCAGACGAAGACTGGTTGAGAAACAAGCAGAAGATCGACTACCTTGAAACTTGTATAAATTACTTAGAACAGATTCTTAAACAGTGTTCCTCTCGTGGGTTCCAGATTAAGAATTTTATTGATCTGAGACGACATGGTGATTACTAAGATTGAAAAGAAGAATGAAGTCTATGTCAAGGTAACAGCAGAACCGCATGTACATCAGGAGTTGAGTGACCACTTCCAGTTTGAAGTGCCTCAGGCGAAGTACATGCCTCAGTATCAAAAATGGAAATGGGATGGCAAGATCCGCTTATACTCTCCTGCTACTGGGGAGATATATGCGGGTCTTTTTGATTACCTATGTGAATTTCTCGACGAAAAAGGATATGAATGGGAAGTTGAAGACAGCAAGTTCTATGGTAAACCAAATGAATGTGAACTACTCGTATCTCCTGAGGCAACTGCGGGGTTTGTTAGATCTCTCGGACTCCCTTTCAAAGCAAGAGATTACCAGTTACGAGCAATTTACCAGGCACTTAGGTACAATCGCAGACTTCTACTATCCCCGACAGGATCAGGAAAGTCTCTGATCATCTATGCTCTGGTGCGTTGGCACCTGGGTCTGGATCGTCGTGTGTTGATTATTGTACCTACTGTATCATTGGTCGAACAGATGTACAAGGACTTCCAACAGTATGGTTGGAAAGCAGATGCATACTGTCACAAGATCATGGGTGGCACAGAGAAGTACACAAACGCTCCTGTGGTCATCTCTACATGGCAGAGTATCTACAAGGAACCTCGTAAGTTCTTCAAGGACTTCGATGTAGTCATCGGTGACGAGGCACACCTGTATAAAGCGAAAAGTCTGTCAGGTATTCTCACCAAGTGCCATGATGCAAAATACCGCGTAGGACTGACAGGTACTCTGGATGGTATGCACACTCATCAGTTGGTGTTAGAAGGTTTGTTTGGTCGATGTGACAAGGTGACAAAGACTGCTGACCTCATGAATAAGGGACACCTTACTCCACTGAAAGTAAATATCCTACTGTTGAAACATGGGTATGTTCCTTTTGATGATTACCATCAGGAGATGGACTACATCATCAGTCATCCAAAGAGAAACAATCTGATTATCAACTTAGCGTGTGATCTGAAAGGTAACACCCTTATTCTGTTCAACTACGTGGAGAAGCACGGGGACCCTTTGTGGGAGATGCTAAATAATAAGGTAAAGATGGGTCCTGAATCACGCAGAACTTTCTTTATTCATGGGGGCATTGATGCCTATGATCGTGAACAAGCACGATCTATCTGTGAGAAAGAAAACAATGCCATTATCTTGGCATCGTATGGTACTTTCTCTACTGGTATCAATATCAAGAATCTACATAATGTAATTTTTGCTAGTCCATCCAAGTCGAGAGTAAGGAACCTCCAATCTATTGGACGTGTCCTTCGTAAAGGTGAAAACAAGGCGCAGGCAACGTTGTATGACATTGCAGACAACTGCTCCCGAGGATCCAGAAGTAATTATACCCTTCGTCATCTTGCTGAAAGAATCAAGATCTATCAAGAAGAGTCATTCAATTACGAAATAAAGGAGATCAAACTACATGATTAACTACATCCGACACGACGAACAGTTCTTTGGTGCAGTCAAACTAACATCAGGAGAGGAAGTCTTAGGTGAGATTCTCGTTAGTCAAGATCCTGATACTGAGAGAGATATGATCTTCATTCAGAATCCTGCTAAGACTAAGGTTATCGAGTTGGATCCTGATGAAGAGACCAAGAGTCAAAAGGTTGCTATGGCATTCATCCGTTGGATGAACTTCTCTGATGAAGACTTCTATGTCCTAGATGAAGCAGCTGTCACTACCATTGCTCCTATGTCAAAGGAAGCAGTGATGATGTATAAGCGTTGGGTCAGAAAAGAGATTATGAAGGAAGAAGACGACGAGACCGAAGTTCCAATGAACAAAAGCATGGGTCTAGTGTCTAAGGTTGATGAAGCAAGAACGTTCTTGGAGAAGATCTTTAAGAACGGATCTCATTACCACTAAGTAATAACTTAAAGGTACTCTGTCTCTGAACCCTGACTGTGTTACTATAATTATAATTCTTCTTCTTGTCAAGCTGTCACCTTGTCACTTGACATTTTTGTCACCATAAGTTAACATTATGCTATCCGTGAAGGACAACTATGACTATTTCTATGCCAGCACGGAAGAACGCCAAAAAGAAAGAACACTATGTGGATAACAAGCAGTTCCTCCATGAACTGATTATCTATCGTAATAAGTGTGCTCAGGCAGCAGAGAAAGGAGAATCCAAACCTCGTGTGTCCAACTACATTGGCGAATGCTTCCTTAAAATTGCTACCCACCTTTCGTATCGTCCTAACTTCATCAACTACATGTACCGTGAGGACATGATTGGTGATGGGATTGAGAACTGTATTCAGTACATCCATAACTTCGATCCAGAGAAATCATCCAACCCGTTTGCATACTTCACACAGATTGTGTACTATGCATACCTGCGTAGGATTGCCAAAGAGAAGAGGCAGCAGTCAATCAGAGAGAAGATCCTAGAACGTAAGGGATATGAAGAGGTTTTCCACACAGATGACCTTGACAACCATGCTGATATGAACTACATTAAGTCGCGAGTCGAAACCAACACGAGGTACTGATGGCACACTTGTCCGACAACTACATGGAAAACTACTGGCGGGGTGGCACCGCCGAAGACCGTACCAAAGAATTGATCTCAGAACTGACTGAACTTGTCGGCGGTGTAACATACACTCAGACATGTGTCACTAGTGCAGGCAAACAGTACAAGAAACTTGTGATTGAGTATGAAGATACTTTTGATAACTGACCAGCACTTCGGTGCTCGAAACGACAGTCAGGCATATGTTAATAAGTATCAAAAGTTCTACTCCAAAACCGTACTCCCTTACATAGATAAGCATAAGATCACTAACGTGATCGCTTTGGGAGATACGTTCGACAGAAGAAAGGGTATCAACTACAACTCGCTGGATGCAGCGAAAGCAATGTGGTTTGATCCTTTACGCGAGCGTAATGTAAAAATGCATATGCTCGTGGGGAACCATGACATCTACTACAAGAATACTCTCAGAATTAATAGTCCCCAACTTCTGCTCGGAGACTACGACAACATTACTGTCGTGGATAATCCTAGGGAACTATCTATTGGTGGTAGTAGTATACTTCTTCTGCCTTGGATTTGTGATGACAATAGAGGAAGAGCACTCGACGCGATTGAGAGCAGTAATTCACCTATCTGCCTTGGCCATCTTGAACTTAATTCTTTTGAACCTATTCCTGGATACACCATGGAACACGGGGATGATCCCAGCATGTTCTCCAAGTTTGATCTAGTGTGTAGTGGTCATTTTCATCACAGATCTAAGAAGGGTAACGTAGTATACCTCGGTAATCCGTACCAAATGTTCTGGAATGATTACGGTTGCGAACGTGGGTTTCATGTACTAAATACTGATACCAAGAAACTCACGTTTGTAAAGAATCCCAACAGTATGTTCCACAAGATCTACTATCGGGATTCAGAAACTGCCACCATTGATTACAACTCTCTGGAAGGTAGTTATGTCAAACTCATTGTCGAGAAAAAACAGGACCAAGTTCTGTTTGACAAGACCCTCAAAAAAATCAACGACTCAGGTATTGTTGACTTGAAGATCATCGAAGATACATTCGTGCATCTCGATGACGTTGATGAGGATCTAGAACAAGAGGACACACTGAGCATTCTTCACAACTGTGTCAAAGAGATCGACAATAAGGAGGAAGTATTTGGTATACTCAAATCCTTGTATGTAGAGGCACTAAGACTATAATGTACGTTCTAGTTGACAAGAAATCAGGTGGCGTGTATGCTGTTCGGGATGACACTATCGATGAAAGGGTAGTTCAGATCTTTGAACAAGAAGATGATGCTGAACGGTATCACGGTTACCTGATGGCGGACGACTACAAGCGTGCGTTAGAAGTCATGGAAGTCGAAGAAGAGATTGTCAAAGAAAACTGTACTCAGTATGGTTACAACTACACTGTCATCACACCAAACGACATAGTATTCCCTCCACGAGATACCGATTAGCATGATTACATTTGAGAGAATCCGCTGGAAGAACTTCCTGTCCACTGGTCAGCAGTTCACCGAAGTAGATCTCACAGAGTCACCCACTACATTGATCGTAGGAAATAACGGCGCGGGCAAGAGTACCATTCTTGACGCGCTTTGTTTTGTCTTGTTCAACAAACCGTTTCGCAAGATCAACAAACCTCAACTGATCAATAGTGTTAACGAACGTGAACTTTTGGTGGAGGTAGAGTTTAAGATCGGCACTGTCGATTATAAAATAGTACGTGGTATCAAACCCAGCGTGTTTGAGATCTACCGTAATGATGAACTGGTTGATCAGGACGCTGCTAATAAGGACTACCAAAAACACCTTGAACAAAGCATTCTCAAACTTAACTTCAAGTCTTTTACTCAGGTTGTTATTCTTGGAAGTAGCACTTTTGTGCCTTTCATGCAGTTGCCTGCTGCTCATCGAAGAGAAGTTATTGAAGACCTCCTTGATATCCAAATCTTCTCGCAGATGAATGGTATCCTCAAAGAGAGGATCAAAGATGCAAAAGATGAGCAACGTCAGTGTGAGTACGAACTAGAACTTGCACAACAGAAGGTTGACATGCAGGTTCGTAACATCCAGAACCTGGAAAAAGTTGATGCCAAGCACGTCGAAGACAAGCAAGAACGCTTTGTTAAGAATGAAAATCGTGTGATGGAGATCGGTGAGAAGATTAAACTCATCGAGAAGGAAGTAGATGCTATGGAACCAGAGATCCTGCAACTGGATGTCATGGTTGAGAAGCATGAGAAGTTCAAGGACATGAAGTCTAAACTGCATCACAAGTATGAGCAGTCTAAAAAAGACTACGACTTCTTTGTAGAGCATAAAACCTGTCCTGTATGTACACAGGACATCGACAAAGACTTCCGTATTGACAAACAAGCAGAACTCAATCAGAAATGTGTTGAACTGCATGATGCACAGTCTAAGATTCTTGGTAGCATCACCACATTCTCTAATCAGGTTAAAGAACTTCGTGACAAAGCATCGAAGATCAACAACATGAGGTACGAGATTCAGTCTCTCACCAAGGAACAACTGCGTCTCCTCAAAGAGAACACACAGATCATGACTGATGTAGGTAGTGACTCTGCTTCCTTGGAGAGGGAGAAGCAAGAACTGGTTGAGATGCAAGGACTACTTGACACCAAGCAGAAATCATGCTCTAATATAAACAAGCAGACGGATCATCTCAAAGTTGTTGCTGGTCTGCTCAAAGATGGTGGGATTAAGACTAAGATTATTTCTAAGTTCATTCCTGTCATTAACCAGCGCATCAATAAATATCTTCAAAGCATGGATTTCTATGTGAACTTCACGCTTGATGATAACTTTAACGAGAAGATCCTTTCTCGTTTTCGAGACGATTTCTCCTATGCATCGTTCTCTGAGGGTGAGAAACAAAAGATCGATCTGGCACTGTTGTTTACTTGGCGTGAAGTCGCTAAATTAAAAAACAGTGTATCAACAAACCTTCTTCTGCTTGATGAAGTGTTTGATTCGTCGCTCGATCAGTCTGCTACTGACGAACTGATGAGGATATTGAAGGGTCTGGGGGAAAAGACTAACCTCTTTGTGATCTCACATAAGGGTGACGTACTCTACGATAAGTTTGAGCGTATCGTAGAGTTCTCGAAAGACGGAGACTTTTCCACCATGGCATCTATACAGGGATGAAACACATACTCTTCACACTCAAAGGTTGTCCACTCTATAAACTGGATGACGAAGCAGATATTAGAAACTGTCTGGTGAATGCAGCGGTAATGTCACAAGCAACCTTGCTAGACATTACCAGTCACAAGTTCTCTCCACTCGGTGTTACTGCTGTTGCACTCCTAGCAGAGTCACATATCAGCATTCACACTTGGCCAGAGAAGAACATGGCAGTCTGTGATGTGTTTACTTGCGGGGACCACACGATGCCAGACTCAGCAGTCAGGTATATGTATGATTACTTGCAAGCAACAGACATGGTTGCTTCCCAGTTCATAAGACCGTTGGATGAAGACCCGCAAGGGACACCTGAATAAGCGTCACAGACCCTGTGGGAGATCTCCCATGGGGTCTTATACTGTATTCATACAGACGACAACCGATGTACAACACCCAAGAAATCAAAGGTAACCTCGCCCGCCTGCTTGCCACCGAGAACCTGCTGGTGCAGCACAAGCAAGTCTCTACTGCTTCCTTCGATGTTGAGAAGCGTGTCCTGACTCTCCCTCTGTGGGACCGTGCAAGCAATATCGTGTACACCATGCTGGTTGGTCATGAGGTCGGTCATGCCTTGTTCACCCCCAACGATGACAGTCTTGACAACCTGCCTTGCCCCAAGGCATATGTCAACGTGACTGAGGATGCTCGCATCGAGAAACTGATGAAGCGTAAGTACCCTGGTCTCACCAAAGACTTCTATGGTGGTTATCAGGAACTCAATGCTCAGGATTTCTTCTGCATCAAGGATGAAGACCTGACTAAGATGACTCTCATCGATCGGATCAACCTACACTACAAGATCGGTGCATATGCACTGCTGCCTTTTGAGGACGCTGAGACCCCTCTACGTGACGCTGTGGGCGTTGCTGAGACGTTTGAAGAGGCGATTGCCGCCGCTGTTGCTATTTACGAGTATGCAAAACAGCAGCAGGAAAAGCAAAAGTCTGTCACTCCGTCACCTCAGGGTAACCAACAATCTTCTGGCATGACTCACGAAGAGATGCTTGATAAAGCACAGGAACGTGAGCAGCAGAACGAAGCATCTAGTGAAGGTGACGAACCACGCCCCTGGTTTACTGACAGTGACCCTGAGGAAGACGATCGTACTAATCGTAACTTCGACAAAGATGACGCTGATCTGGACACTCCGTCCTTCGATTACGCTGAACCTGACATTGACAACGTTGCAACTCAGGACAACTTTGATACCAAGGCACAGTCTCTGATCAACAAGGGTGCCCTTCCCCCTACCTATGTCACTTTTCCTAAGTTTGACATGAGTAAGATCATCACCCCCAACGTTGCTCTGTGGGATGCAGCAGAAGAGTGGTGGGATGTATACTACTCTGATCAAGAGTCTCCTTTTGCTGCTGTTGATGCTGATTTCAACGAGTTCTGCAACAAGTCTGCTAAGGATGTAAACTATCTGGTCAAGGAGTTTGAGTGTAAGAAGTCTGCTTCTGCCTATGCACGGTCTACAACCTCCCGTACTGGCGTTCTTGACCTTAGCAAACTGCATACCTACAAGTTCAACGATGACATTTTCAAGAAGGTGACTCGTACTCCTGATGGTAAGAACCATGGTCTGATCTTCCTACTTGATTGGTCTGGTTCTATGGCACAGGAGATCTTTGAGACTGTCTGTCAGGTCATCAACCTTGCTCAGTTCTGTAAGAAGGTTGGTATCCCCTTCGATGTGTACTCTTTCGTCACTGATCACCAGCAGAATCGCTTCTTCGGTCTCGAATCTGATGCTGATTGGAAAGATCTTCCTGATCCTCAGACCCGCAATGCTGGTGAGTTCTGGTTGGATAAGCGTTTCAAACTGGTCAACCTGCTGTCTAGCGAAGGTAACAACAAAAACTTCAAGCGTCAGTGTAAGTTCCTCTATCGTGTTGCCAACTATTGGAAACCTCAGAGTTACTACAACTTCCGTCCTGCTCCTCCTTCCTTCCTTGGTCTGGGTGGCACTCCTCTGAACGATGCTCTCGTGGTTATGCGTCAGTATCTTGGCGAGTGGCAGCGTAAGCAGGGTGTTGAGAAGACTCATCTGCTGGTTCTGACGGACGGTGAATCCCAGTGCCTTGGATACACGAAGTCTCCTGAGGATTCGGTATACTTTGATCGTCCTTATGTCTCTACTCTCCCTTACAACACTGTTGTTCGTGACAATGGTCGTTACCACACTGGCATCGAGAACGCTAACTCTTCTGCTACTGCTGTTCTGTTGAAGATCCTCCGTGCTGCATACCCTCAGTGCAGTGTTCTTGGGTTCCGTATCTGTCAAAATCGTTCTATGGTCCACTATCTGCATGTCCTGGGTATCTGGGACACCGATAAATACTCCAAAGATTTCACCAAGAACAAGTCTACTATTGTTCACAACAGTCCTTACACTGAACTCTATGTCTTGAAGTCCAATTCATACAGTTCTGACACTGAAATAGAGGTTGCTGACGACGCAACCAAGACTCAGATCAAGTCAGCATTTAAGAAGTCCTTGAAGTCCAAGTCTGTCAACCGAAGGATGCTTACATCGTTCGCAGGACAGATCGCATAGTGTCCTCAGGGGGTCTTCGGACCCCCTTTTTTCTTGTATGATTACTAGGTAATCGACAGACACCCACAATGCCTCGCACCGCTGACGTGACCACCAACGAAATCATTGACTTCCTCACCCGCAACTTCGGTCAAGACGTTAAAACTCCTCACCTTCTCCGTGCAGCAGACCACTTCGATGTCTCTTATCCTACTATTACTAAGCGACTTGATTCCTATAAGTCTGGTCGTGGCAAGTGGTGTCTGACTGCACAAGAAATCGAGAAGACTTTCAATGCTCCTTCTGCTACACCTGCTGTTCCCGATCGGGATTCTACTAACTTGATTCCATCCAAAGATAATAATTTTGTCCCGTTCGGTAACTTTGCTGATGTGAAGAAGATTATCAAGTCTGGTATCTTCTATCCTGTCTTCATCACGGGTCTGTCTGGCAACGGTAAGACTTTCGGTGTCGAGCAAGCATGTGCTACCCTCGGTCGTGAACTGATTCGTGTCAACATTACGGTAGAAACTGATGAAGATGACCTTATTGGTGGTTTCCGCCTTGTGGACGGTAACACTGTTTGGCACAATGGTCCCGTCATTGAGGCACTCCAACGTGGTGCAGTGCTTCTTCTCGATGAGATCGACCTTGCTAGTAACAAAATCCTCTGCTTGCAGTCCATTCTTGAAGGCAAAGGCATCTATTTGAAGAAGACTGGTGTCACTATCAACCCTGCACCTGGGTTCACTGTTGTCGCTACTGCCAACACTAAGGGTAAGGGCAGCGATGATGGTCGTTTCATCGGCACAAACGTGCTCAATGAGGCATTCTTGGAGCGTTTTCCTCTCACTTTCGAGCAAGAGTACCCTACTGCTAGCATCGAGACCAAGATGCTCAACAACTACTGCAAGGAACTCAACTGCTGCGACGATGAATTCATCTCCAACCTCACTACTTGGGCAGAAATCATCCGTAAAACCTTCGCTGAGGGTGGTTGTGACGAGGTTATCAGCACCCGTCGCCTGGTTCACGTCATCCGTGCCTTCGCTATCTTCAACAACCGTCTGAAAGCGATCAAACTGTGCCTGAATCGCTTCGATGACGAGACCAAAGCATCATTCCTTGAACTTTACAGCAAGATTGATGCTAAGATTGACCTTGATGAGTCCCCTCTGCTCCAAGACTGATGCTGTATCGTACACAAATCCTTGACGACTCGGGTGTATCCCGAGTCTTAGGTCAAGTTGACCCTATTTTGGTCACAAATCCCCTCAAAAACGTCAACGAACACAAAGGGATTGATCCAGAGTGGTTAGACGAACAGATTGCTAACTCTCTTCAACCAGAACTTACACTATCCAGCGGCAGGAGTGGGTTTACCTACAAAAAATACACTGCTGGACAGGATTATGACTGGCATCAGGACGAGATTACTAGCATCGATGGTCTGAGATTGGATGTATCTACCACACTTTTCCTCAATGACCCGACTGATTACGAAGGTGGTGAGTTAGAGTTGCGATTTGGTGACTTTGGTGTTAGTATTAAACTACCCGCAGGGTATGCTGTCATATATCCTACGGGCATCATCCACCGTGTGAAACCAATCATCTCTGGTGTTCGCAAAGTGGTCCATTGGTGGGATGAATCCAATGTTCAGAACCCATTTACACGCGACGCTATCGTCCAGTTGTCCAAACTCCCTGAACGAGTTGATCTTCACACCGCTACACTTGAACGATTCTGTTAAATTATGAGTAACAAGTACAATGAGGAAGAAATCCTCAGAGAATTGAAAGAATACATCAGTTCCACGTACAATCAGCACTATTCAAACGATGGTTTGCAAACTCTCGATCTGATTGAAGCATGTGGTGACGGTGAAGCATTCTGTCGAAGTAACATCTTGAAGTATGCTACTCGCTATGACAAGAAAGGAACCGCTAGACGTGACATCATGAAGGTGTTACACTATGCTGTTCTGTTGATGCACTTCAACGACAAAAACGCTACCCCTACCGAAGACTACCCTAACCGATGACCTGTATGAAATTTTCCGAACCTCAGATGGAGATTCTGAGTCTGTTTATGAACATCAATCCTTCGATTATGTTCAAACCAGGTCAGAAAGTATCCACCATCTCTAACAACAGAAACATCCTGGGGTCTTGTACGTTCAAGGATGTAGAGTTTGAGAGCAAGGCACCCATTTACGACCTGGGTAACATGATGAAAACCATCAAGGTCTTGTCTCGCAACAACACTTCGTCTCCTGAGGTTGAGTTCAACACTAACCGTGTCGAAATCAGCAACAATGGCAGTCGAATGAAGTATTACTACGCCGAGGAGCGTATGATCACGGTTCCACCTGAGAATATCAACTCTCTCGGTGAACCTGCTGTTATCACCAAACTGTCTAACGATCAACTGATCCAGATCTTCGGCACTGCATCACACTATCAACTGCCTGATCTGTGTTTCCAAGGTAAAGAAGGTAAACTTTTTGCCATCGTGACTGACAAGCGTAACTCTACGTCTAACTCCTTGGAGATCGAACTGGGTGAGGCAGACAAAGAGTTCTGTTTCTGTATGAAGATCGAGAACATGTCGATCCTGATGACTAATGGACAACCTTGTCGTGCTGCCAAGGGTTACAACATTGAACTGTTCGAGAAGAAGGTTGCTAGACTGGTGGGAATTGTCAACGAGACTGCATCTCATACTGTTGAGAACATCGAACTGATGCTAGCATTGGAACCCGACAGTGAATACTAAGAAGAAGGACTATGATGGTCCCCTCTACGCTCCCTGGTGGAAGGTAGTGGCAGGTAAGAAAGAGTTCCAAGAGTGGTTAAAAAAACAGCAGGAGAAGAAATGAACGAATTCCTTTGGGTTGAAAAGTATCGACCTCAGACTGTGGATGATTGTATCCTTCCTGAGGAAACTACCAAGATGTTCAAAGGGTTCATCGAACAGGGTGAACTACCGAATCTCTTGCTTGCTGGTCCTGCTGGCATTGGCAAGACTACCATTGCCAAGGCACTCTGTAATGAACTAGGTGCTGACTACTATGTGATCAACGGATCGGATGAAGGACGCTTTCTGGACACTGTTCGGAACCGTGCTAAGTCCTTTGTGTCTACCGTCTCCCTGACCTCTGAGGCGAAGCACAAGGTGCTGATCATCGATGAGGCAGACAACACCACTCCTGACGTACAGATGCTCCTGAGGGCGTTTGTGGAGGAGTTTCAGGGTGCCTGTCGCTTCATCTTCACCTGCAACTACAAGAACAAGATCATCCAACCGCTGCACTCTCGGTGCTCGGTGGTGGAGTTTAACGTCAGAGGCAAGGAGAAGCAGTTCCTTGCTGCTGCATTCTTCAAACGTGTGCATCAGATCCTCGCTGAGGAGGGTGTTGAGTTTGAGATGGCAGTGCTGCGTGAGGTGGTGCTGAAACACTTCCCTGACTTCCGTCGCACCCTGAATGAACTGCAACGCTATGCCTCACGAGGCAGCATTGACGCAGGTATTCTGGGTAATTCTTCTGACATTGCCATGTCAGACCTGATGGAGTTCTTGAAGCACCGTAAGTTTACTGACGTTAAGAAGTGGGTTGTTGCCAACATGGACAACGAACCTCATGCAATCATGAGAAAAGTCTATGACTCCCTCTATACATATTTGAAACCAGCAAGTATTCCCGAAGCAGTCCTGGTGATCGGTGAGTACCAGTACAAAGCAAACTTTGTCATGGATCAGGAGATTAACCTCGTTGCATTCATGACAGAAATCATGATGAGATGTGAGTTCAAATGAGTATTACCAAGCACGATCTATTCCCTACTACTGTTTACCAGTTTGACCTGGGTGAAGAAGACATGTGGATGGCAGATCAAGCATTGGAATACATCAAGACCTTAGAGATGACGATGTATAACTTCCCTGCTGGTGTCAGAACCAGTCGTGGGGATATACATAAAGAGGAACCTATGCTCCCGCTGATTGGATTCTTCCATGACTGTCTGGACTTCATTCGGTGTGACCTTGCTCTCCAAGCTCAGGAACTTCGTATCTCACTTTCTTGGGCAAACTGGGCACCACCTAACTCAGGTGCTGGTCATCCTCTTCATCGTCACAATTATTCTTATCTCTCTGGGGTATTCTATTTCACAGAAGGAAGTGAGACGGTCTTTCAAGACCCTGTTGATATCCGCAATCTTGATACCTTGGAGATTATTAGGGACTACTTCGACGGACCCTATGAAAGGTTTAAGGCAGAACCTGGTAAACTTCTTGTATTCCCTGGATGGTTGAGACATTACAGCAATCCTCATGGTGGTGAGGAGTCACGCTATACCATGTCGTTCAACTCTCTTCCCCATGGTCCAGTCAACGCAGGACCACAGGGTGTACCCATGGCGAACATTAATGTATTATGAAACACTTGAAGACCCCGCTCCGATACCCAGGTGGTAAGTCGCGAGCAGCAGCATCATTGTACAAATGGTTCCCAACAGGAATCAAAGAGTATCGAGAACCTTTCTTGGGTGGAGGTTCAATGGCACTCTACTTCTCGCAACTACATCCTGATACTCCTGTTTGGGTCAATGACAAATACTATTACCTCTATAATTTCTGGGTCCACCTACAAGAAGCAGGTGACGAACTGTCTGATGTCTGCTATGGCATCAAGCAAGACCATGCGACCGCTCCCCTTGCTAAGGAGTTGTTCATACGAAGTAAGGAAGAGATATCCGAAGCCGATCCTTTTCGTCAAGCTGTGCTATTTTGGGTTCTTAATAAGTGTTCTTACTCTGGGTTGACAGAGAACTCCTCCTTCTCTGAGTCTGCTTCCAAACAGAACTTTACCCTACGTGGTGCAGCAAACTTGAAGAAGTATCAGGACATCATTGCTGATTGGCACATCACTAATTTAGATTATACTGAACTGCTTTCAGGGGATGATGGTGTGTTCTGCTTCCTTGATCCTCCATATAAGATTGGTTCTTTTCTCTATGGTACTAACGCAGAGATGCACAAGAACTTTGACCATGCTAATTTTGGAGAAGCATGTAAGGAGTGTACTCACAAGTGGATGGTCACCTATAATGTAGACGAAGAGATTGAAAAGATGTTTGAAGGGTATCAGCAGAGATACTTCGACATCACATATGGTATGAAGCACCGAGAGAACAACAAGAAGTCTGAACTCTTGGTATCCAACTACGACGTAGCACCCCCTAACCCACTCGAAGCACTGATCTATGAAGGAGTATGAGTACCAGCTGAAAGATTACCTTAATGGTATCAACTTGAAGCAAGGAGACATCCACGAAGACGAACGTGCGATGAAGAAGTATCCATCCTTCGTAGTGAATAAGTGTCTTGCTGGACACATTGATTGCATCATGCATGTCAACGAGATGAATCGTATGTACGAACTCGATCCAGACATGCAATATAACTATTACCTATATAGTATTAGGAAATCCAAACGCTTCGCGCCTTGGAACAAAGTCCAGACAGATAATGATCTAGAACTAGTAAAACAGTTCTACGGATATAGCACCGACAAGGCGAGAGATGCCCTGAAACTGCTCAACAAGGATCAGTTAGAAGTCATCAAATCTAAATTAAACATTGGAGGAGTAAGATGAGTGACGAGATCTCTTGGTCTCAGGATATGATGTTAGAGGTGGCACTGAAAGAACCTGATGACTTTCTCAAAGTGCGTGAAACTCTGACTAGAATCGGTGTTGCATCCCGTAAGGATCGTAAACTGTATCAGTCATGCCATATCCTGCATAAGAAGGGCAAGTATTACATTGTCCATTTCAAAGAACTGTTTGCGTTGGACGGCAAGCCCGCCAACATCACAAAGAACGACATCGAACGTCGTAATCGCATTGCAAAACTTCTGTTTGACTGGGGTCTAGTAGACTTTGAAGCAGAAGGTCTTGTCGATATTGCACCACTCAACCAGATTAAGGTGCTATCATATAAGGATAAGTCCGAATGGACACTAGAATCCAAGTATAACATTGGCAAAAAGAAAGTCGTTGCTGAGTCTTAATTATGTACGAAGAACTGAACTGTTTTGAAGAGGCACTCAAACACTTCGGCACCAGAGTAGAGATCATTACTGCTATGGAAGTAGCACGAAAGATCTCTGCCGAGGATGCTTACCAAATGATTAAAGATGAGTTGAAAGATGTGAAGAAGTGTCGTAAACTATTCAAAGCAGACGGTGATTGTGCATGAGATTTCTTGGATTGCGAGTTGAAGATCATGATTCCAACATTACATACACTGACGGCACCAAAGTAAAATACCTCTCCACGGAGAGGTATTATGGTATCAAGCACCATGGGTATGGTAACACCTGGCAGTGGGAAGATATACTTACTCATTGGGATCTGACCATCGATGATGTAGATGCAATCGCTGTCATCAGTGATCAAGTTGAGTTTGACAAAAGAGAACTATACAGAGAGATTGATCTAGGTCTACCCTGTCGTTGCTTTGCAGTAGACCACCACTGGGCACACGTTCTGTCACAATGGCCAGTGGGTATCCCTTACACAAACTATGTGTTTGATGGTTATGGTAGCAATGAGAGGTCTCATTCGCTATTCGTGAATAGCGAATTAGGTGTAGAGTACAATGTTAACAAGCATGGATCCATCGGCATTGAGATGGCAAAGGTTGGTGCTACGCTTGGACTTAAAGATGTGACACCAGATGGTCTAGACCTTGCTGGAAAGGTCATGGGACTGGCAGCATATGGTCTGATTGATCGTGAATACTTCGATAAGATGTGCTGCTATCCTCTGAGTAGGATCAAACAGATCTGGAACTATGATTCATGGGATCGTAAGTGGGATAATGATTTCGATATCAACTGGTTGCGTACTGTACATGAGGTCACATCACGGAAACTCGCTGACCTATTAGTAGGTATGGAGAATGATGTTTACTCTACTGATACAGTAGGATTTACTGGTGGTGTAGCACAGAATTGTGTCTTCGTTGGTGAGGCTATCAGGTGCGGTGCTAAATTGAATACCATTCCACATGCTAATGACTGTGGTCTGTCGCTAGGTGCCGTTGAATTCTTGCGTCAGCACTTCCATGAGGAAGAGTTTGACTCAACTGGGTTCCCATTTTGGCAAGATGATGAGGGGACTGAGGAAGTTAGCGATGACACTATCGTCACCATGGCAGAAGAGATCGCAGCAGGTAACATTGTTGGATGGTATCAGGGTCACGGTGAACTTGGTCCCAGAGCACTGGGCAATAGGAGCATTTTGTGCAATCCAAGGATCAAAAACATGAAGGACACTCTGAACAGCAGAGTCAAGCATCGTGAACACTTCCGTCCCTTCGGTGCATCAGTGCTCGATGAGGACGTGAGGGAACATTTTGTGGGTGTATCACAACCTATCCCCTGGATGAATGCATCATTCCAGTGTAAGGATGAGAGTCTTTCAGCAGTCACTCATGTTGATGGGTCATGTAGGATTCAGACTGTATCAGGAGATGGACAGTACGCCAGACTGCTCAGAGCATACAAAGAACTGACAGGTTCCAGTGTCATATTGAACACGTCACTCAACCTGGGTGGTAAACCTATCTGTTCTAAGCACTGGGAAGCGAAAGAATTGTTTTCCAAAACAAACATGGACTTCCTTGCCATTGGCAATGATGTATTACATAAATAGCTGAGTCTTGCTTACTCTACCTATGGCTGATACTAAGCCCAAAGTAGAGAAGGACCATGATGAAGATAAGAGTGAAGTTCTTGGTAATTTGGTGAAAGTCGTTGTACTTATATGGTCTGCTTCTCTCCTCACATTCTCATACGTTCGCTTACCCAACGGTCAAAAGATTCTTGACTTTGACCCTACCTTCATCGCCTCGGTGTTCTCTGGTTCGCTAGCTGCCTTCGGATTGTCCCCTGCTAAGTCTGGTGGAAATTCCAACGGAAATGCCAATAAAGCAGGTAATGCCAAGAAAGAAGAACCCGTTGTTGTTTCCGCTATCGAACCCAAGAAAGATGCAAAAACTAATTAACGTTGTCGCCCTGTTGTCTGGTCTTACTAGTGCTGCCTTGATTGGTGGTGCTGGGTATGTCCTCCTCAATAAGGATGCTCTGATTGAGCAAGCAAAGAGTGCTGCTGCTAAGGCAGCAAC